CCACCTTTTTCGAGGTACATATCAATGACCATCGCCTTTTTGAATTGCGATCCGTCCAGCGTGTCCCCGGTCTCTCGGTTGAGGAGCTGGATCCTCGGATCATCCTCGATCTCTTTGATCGTGTCATCCTCTCGCTTGTAGAGTTTGACCTCAAGGGATGCCACGGTGTCAGCGATGCGATTCACGCACGCCGAGATCGCTGGAATGTTGAGCACCGTCTCTCGATCGATCTCGTCCTTTGCCAGCAATGCCCGGAGCATCGGATCGGAGATCACCGTTTCGTCAAGCATCTGATCCTCTCGGAGCGTTGTGACGATCGGTTTCGGTCTGAATAAATCAAAAAATCCCATCTTTTCACCTCTTAAATCACTTGAACCACAAAATCACGGTCGTTGAAAATGATGTCTTGTTGCATCAAATACACCGCATTGATGAGTGAGATCACCATGTCAACCTTGCCGTTTGACTTCTTTTTGTTCACATAGCGATTCATGTTATTGTCAAAAGTACATCTCGCATTCTCGAAATTGATCTCAAGGAGCGTGTTCTTTGAATATTTGAACTCACCGCTCTCGATCTTTTCGGAGAGGAGCTTTGTCGGAGGATGTAGTGTGTCCGAATGTTGTCGGATCTCCACCGTGACATACTTCTTTGACCACTTTTGAGCGGATGAGAGAGCGTTCCATCGGTCATAACCGATCCCAACAACTCGACATCCGTATTCTTTTTCGATCGAGAAAACAAAATCCTCGATCACCGAATAATCGACCACCATGTCACCGCAAGCGATACATTTCATTTGTTCAATGAATCGTCGATAGTCGATTTTCTCAAATTTGCTCTTTTCGTCGATTCTTCCCTCCGGGATGAACGCTTTCACATCGGCGAGGATGTTGTCATTCTCATCGACCGAGCATATTGCGACGGAGCAATTGTCATTTGTTTGAGCGAGATCGACTCCGATCCATGCCTCTCGACCGGTGAAATCCACCTCATCGCACTCGCAAGCCTTGACTTTATCGATTGCGATGTATGTCTCCGTCCCCATGCCTTGATAAATGATGTTGCAATGCTTGGTGAGGAAATTCTCACGAGCACTCTCGACCTCGATCGCCCTCCGTCGCTTGTCGATCAGATCGTCCCATATTTCATCCATTTCAAGAGCGAGCGGATTGGAGTGAGCGAGGATCGTGTCATCCGTCATCCACTCACTTACATCATCCGGCTCGTAAAGGAGAGCGAAAAGTTTGTCATCATCGACAAATCCGTCGAGCACCTTTTTTGAATATGTCACCTCATCCTCAAAAGGATTGTTCATCGTCGGATATTTTGTTGAAATGATAAATCCCAGCTTGTTGAGGATCGTGAGCTGACCGGATCTCATAGCCTCGACGGCGTAGCTATTGGGGAGCGCACCCACCTCGTCAACAAGAAACACATTTGGGAGTTTGCCGTCGAGTCTTGAGTTTGAATAATTCAAAGGGATGTATTTCGAGTTGGTAACATAACACTCGATGTCATCCCTCCGGATCCTAAACATTTTATCCTTGCCCTCTTGTGTGAGGATCTTCGGATTGTAGCCGATGATCTCCTCCAACGCCTTTTTGATCTCTCGTGAAAGAGATCCGTCGGGAGCCACCGAATAAAAATATGAATATCGAGGCTCCAAAAAGAAAAGCAAAATAAAAAGAACCGCAATGATGAATGTCTTGCCGTTCTTTCGTGCTATCTCAAGGAGCACCGTTTCATATCGTCTCTTTTGTGGATTGTTCGTCTCCATGATGCAAAGGCTCGCAATGATGAGCACCCATTGAAACCCAGCGATGCAATCATAGATCTTTTGATTGATCTTTAGTCCTTTAGGCATTCGGATCAACTTGAGGATCCGTCCGATCTTGATGACTCGATCCTCATCCACAAAATATCTTTCGTCTTTTCCGTCGCATATAGCTTTGAAAATCTCACATTGTTTGATCACATAATTCGGAGCGATCACACGAGATTTCACCACATTCTCGGCATAAATATACGCCGGATGTTGTTTCAAGATCATAGATCAAGCGCATCCAGCAACGGATTTTTGCTCTCTTTCATTGCGTTCACATTGCTGATCGAGAGCTTGGCTCTTGCTTGTGGTGAAAGCGAAAGCTCGTTACAACATCGGAAAAAGTCCTTTGTGTATTTATCCTTTGCCGTCATGAAATGCGTGTCGAGGAGCAAATGCTCGTTGTCATTGATCTGTTGCTCCATCTTTGCCAAGCGATCAATTGAGATCGCCGTTGTTGTCAGTACATACACATCGAGATTTCCGAGGATGTCAGCCTCTTTCAACTCTTTGATGATGTATCGGAAAATCTTCTTTTGATCATCCGTCAAATACTTTGGAGGCGTGAGCCGGTGACTCTTTCCTTTGAGCCGTTGCTCGGTGTCCTTGCGGATCGCCTCCTCCTCTTTTGTGATCGTTCCGGTCTTGGTGTTGACCGCTTTCGCCGGTCGTGCCATTCGATCACCTCCTCCTTTACTTGGTTGCCAGCTTTCATTTTTAAGATTCTATCAAGAAAAAGGTGGGGCGTCGGTCTTGGCGATTTGTGTCGAGCGAGCCAAAACACCGCCGGGGGATCTCCTCCGTCATGCTCGGCGTTACATCACAATGATGTGCTCTTTATATGCCTCCCCCTCACCCATTGAGTCGAGAACGAGTGCTCGTTGCTTGTCTCTTGATATGTCTCCACGCTCACACATCTCATGATGCGTCTCGCATAGAGTGATTAGGTTGGTATCTTCCAGCCTCTTTGAATAGTCCTCCTCAATCGGCGTGATATGATGCACCGAGAGATCATGTGTCTCGAACTGTCTCACCGTTCCCGGTAGCATCGCCCTACAACATAAGCACAAATAATGATCACGCCCTCGGATAGCGATTGACTTATTCGTCCACGCATTCGATCGCCTAAATGAAAGAGCGACCGTCTGCTTTCGATTCTTCATCCGTCTTGTGATTGCCTCTTGCTTTTGCGGACATATATCTTGAGCCTCGTGAATGCGTCCGCAATATTTACATGATCTTAACATCTCATCACCTCCGAAAATAAATGAGAGCCGAAAGGAAAGACAACGCAACACTCTCGGCTCCCTATCCAAGAAAGGAGGCTCCAACATGGCAAAAAGAGCATCTCGATCGCCCTCGAAACACTCTTTTCCCAATAGCATACTATCACGACATCCACCCGATGCCAATCTGAAACTTTTCTGAAATAATACTGAAATAGAATGCTCCTCTCGCTAACGGAGAGCCTCATTTTCGGCGTTTTAATCATTCACTCGATAAAATCCTCACCTAAACACAAAAACGCTCTCAAATCGGCTCCTCGTGAGTTGTCGAGGATTCGAGATGAGAGCGAAAAAAAAATTTAATCAAGATTGAGACTCACATCGACCAGCTCAAGAGCCTCTCGAAAGATTTGAAAGCCTCGCCTCTCGGTGTAGTCCTCAAGATCGGAGATCTGTGAGACCGTCAAACACTTGATATAATACATCGTCAAAAATCTGTTGTGTCTGACCGAGAGCACCGTGTCGATATAGGCTTGAACAATTTCTCTCTTTTGCGATGCGATCTTTTCAAACTTTTTCTTGCGTCGTTCGAGATCGTCTTTATCGGCGATCATATCGGCGTATGTGTATGCATTTCCTCCTCTTGGCATTCCGGAGAGATTAGATGTCGATTTGATACAAGTCGCACGATCGGAGATATCGGCGATCTGACGATTCAGATCATCAATCATCCATTTATATTTTTTATATTGGACAAGTATCGCCTTGACCTCTTTTTGTTTGCATTGTGGTTCAATCATTATAATTCCCCCGGATTTCATAAAATTTCATTTTGCGGTCACATTTGCGGTCACAAAATCACATTCGGTCACATTTGCGGTCACAAGAAAATCCTTTATTTTCGGGCATTGTCGGACTTTGTGACCTCAAAACACGAAAAAGTGCGATTTTCTTATATTATATATTCTTTATACCTATATACTTATATATTATATATTTCTCTTTAGAAAATAAGAAAAATAAATATTAAGGTCACAAAATGCTTACAAACCCCGAAAATATGGGATTCTTGTTGTGACATCTTTGTGACTCTTTGTGACCTCAAAATTATTTTGCGGTCACAAGTCACGCATGAGATCGATGTTTTTGATTTTAGCTTTTACTTTGTCAAAAACTGTGATCTCGGCTTTGAGGATCTCTCGCTTTTTGTCAAACATCCTCATTCGATCCATTCTTTCGATCAGCAATTCGATGTTTGCGTCACACCATGCATCCAGCTTTGAAAGATCCTCGGAGAGCATCCTACTCATCCGGCTCCTCCTTTTCCTTGTACTGATCGAGGAGCTTTTTCGTCTCATACAATTCCGCTTTCAGCTCCTCAACCTCTTTCGTGAGTTTTGCGATCTGCTGATTGCGATCGTACTTGTCCGCATTCGCCTCATCGATCTGTTGCTTGCGTGTCGCATCGCTGGAGACAAGCTCACGATATTCCTCAACGGTGATCGTGACCGTCAGCTCTCCCGGAGCGACGAAATTCTTGTTGTTTGCTCCGTAGCCGTCCATCTTCTTTTCGAGGATCAGATTTTCGATCTTTACATTGTCCATTGTCTTTGACCTCCTTGTGTTGTCTTTTCCATTCTTTCATCACCCGACCGATCGCAAGATCAGCCGTCGGATCGTTGTATCGCTCTTTGTTCAATCTCAAACATCCCCGATCGGGCGATTGTTTGCTCTTTCCGGATCAAATCCCTCCGGATATCGGGCGATGAGCTTAT